CGTGGTCCGTGGTTCGATGACCGCGAGCCAGGCGGTGGGTGTGGGCGTTTCATCAGGCAATTTCCACCTCCGATTCTGTTTCGATCCATACCTTGGCACCGCAGGACAGGGGTTTGTCTGGCGAATAGACGACCTTGCTGGGTCCGTGGATGAGGGCCTCGTGGCAGTAGCGGTTGTTTTTGTAGGTTTTGACCGTGAGGACGGGGTTTGTCTCTCCGTTCTTGGCGTTGGCCCGGACAACGTGCTGGTTAACGTGGATGATGGTTTTCAAAATGGGGCCTCTTGAAGGTTAGAGAGGTCAATTTTGGGTTTGTGTTTGCGTTTGACTTTGATAACCACGTGTGGGTATGGGGGTTCGACCCATACCCACCGGACTACCTTACCTTCGTCGTCAAGGATTCCGTATTTAAGGAGCATGGTTGGCTTCTTCCGGTTTAGGGTCTTCTAAGTTGTAGATGTAGATACCAGTAGCGATGCCCATTGTCGCGCCCACAAAGAAGTTACTGGGTACTACGAATTGAAGGAGGTTGTTGACACTGGCTGCCCACCATACGGTTGATGTCAAGCGATCAAAAACCAGCTTTTCTTCTTCTGAAAGCCTTGGTCGCAAATAAAGTAGGTAAGCCGCTTTAAGCACATTAGTGCTTTTAAATCCCACCGGGTTGAGTTCCGTTCCGCCTTTTGCCAGTACGGCTGCTGTTGTAGCGGCATCAACAACTGCGGCTTTGTACGGATCTCGATGTAGTGGAATACTGCTAGTGGCGCAGCCTTGCAGTAAAAGAATCAAAACAAGTGCTGGCCACATTGAATTCATGACCAGTCCTCGTAGAACTTGTGTTGTCCAATCGGCAGATTAACGGTCATGATTCAATCCAATTACCAAAAGTTAAAACGCGGTCAGTGCTGTTTGCCCATCGGTCAAATTCATTTAACGGGCATGAAACGTCAACAAAAAAATCAGGGAATGACCAATACCGAAACCTATATGCCCTGTTGTTTTTGTGTGCAACAGCAGCCAGTTTAAAAAAATCACGGCGTACTTTGTAGCCCTTCCGTTTAAGCATGGTTTTGAATTGACTTGGACTCATGCCCCACAGTTGATTGCGATTCGGCCTTTCGGCTTTCCATTTCATTTCTCTCCCCTTGCGCGGATAGCGAAACTCAATTCTTGTGCGGTTTTATCGCAAGCATTGATAGCCACTAATTCGCAGACCTTGGCGCACGCCTCCCGCTCATGCGCGGCAACAAGGGCGGCAAAGCGTTCAAGTCTTATTGCATATGGCTCCTCTGTCACATCATTGATGTAGAGATCCAACCCAGCCTCCCGCGCTATGCGGATGATGTCTGATCTATTGATACAAGACGCAGGGGTTTGTGCTGATAGGGCGTCAGTCATAGCTGCTTGGTCCGTGAAGCGTGTTGCACGGCCCCGTGCAAAGGCGTAGATGTCCCCGTCGACCACGGTGAGCCCATACTCTGTGATGAGCTGGTTTATGTCCCACTCTGTCAGGACAACTTGCTCGGTACTTCCCCGGTACTTCCCCGGTACTTCCCCGGTGGCTTCCGGCGGGATAACGTAATTCGGCTTATTGCCGGAAAAGGTCTTGACGGGTTTAGCCATTTGGCCAGCCAGGTAGGCGGCTTTGAGCACATCCTGTTGATTACCGACGCGCAATAGTTGCTGTTGAAGGCCCGCGATGATTGCCTTCAATGTTTCAATTTCTTCAATTAACTCGTTCACTCTTCTTTCTCCTGGTTAAAAAACGGAGCGGGGAAGTCCCCGCTCCTGCCTTGCAGACCTAATTACTGGTCGGTCTGCTCGTCTTCTTCAGCAACTTCGCCTTCTTCAGCTTCAGCGTCGTAGCCTTCTGCATCCTCTTCGCCTTCTTCAGCGTCATCAAGTCCGTATTCGGCTTCAATGCGCTCTGAGTAGATCTTGACGGTGTCTTTGTGGTTGATGCCGTCCACAAAGTCCTGCAAGCTTGCCATGTCGACGTCTTGGACGTCTGCTTCAAACGTGATTGTGACCTTCATCCCAAACTCCAAAAATTGTGCCGGATCGGCTTTATTAGGATCGCAGATGAATGTTGCAATCACATATCAGACGTGACATTTAGTTTACGATAGTAGCGATCCGCCTCTTCCCAAGCTTTGCGCAGTTCATCTGACCATGCTAGGTCATGTTGGATCAGGAAGTCACTTAGGACTAACCCTAGTGTCTCTACAGGGTTGTAGTTGACCTTGATGGTGTTAGCAGAGGCGTTTGAACGTGGTCGCATGTCAGTCCTTTTTAGTGTCGGTGTGGAAGCCCTCGGGGCGTTTGCGAAGGAAGCACGGCTCGCACTTCCATCGAAACCCTTTGCCGGGGGCAAGCATCACTTTATAGGTGCCTGGCATGCGCATGCAAACCTGACACATTGGCGCGGCTTTAAGGGTGTCCATCTATTGGACACCCTCTCGTTGCACAGGCGTCCAGCCAAATCGACGCCACGTTCGGGTCACGTCGGTAGCCGCGGCCGGGTAGTAGACAAAGTCTGGATGACTCAAAGGGACCGTGGGGACTGCCTTAGAGTGATAGCGGATGACGAGCTGTGCTTCGTCGGTGCTATCACCAGTGATGTCATCAAATAGGTTCATGTGTTACTCCTCGTATAGGTTATTTAACGTGTTCTAGCGACGTGTTAAAACGTAGACCATTTTTTGTAGATCTCATCGAGCTTGATGATGTAATGGCGGCACTTCTGGGAATCGATCTCCCCGCGAACGCCCTGGCGCATCGAGTATTTGATGATGTTGCCCTTCAGAAAGCCAATGAACTCCGACTTCGTGAGCGTGGCTTCGAGCACGTCCCATGGTGGGACCCCCATGTCCTTGTAGTGGTTGCCGCCGACTTGGTAATCGTCTGCCTTGATTGGCTCGCTGCTGACTACGGGGGCGACTACGGGGGTGACTACGGGGGCCACTTCGGGGGTGACTACGGGTTTCTTACGTAAGACAACTTTCTTGGCCTTGGTCCGTGATGTCCTAATACTGATCAGCTTTTCCCTGACTAGTTCATTCCTGATCCGGTAAGCGCGGGGCAATGGAATCTGGAAGAGGGTGTGGATTTCTTGTGGTTTAAGAGTTGGGTTTTCCCTCCAATGGTCTTTGGCGGCAATACTGGAAGGCAGGCGTGGACGTGACTTGTACATTGAGTTACTCCTTGGTAGTTAGAACAAAGTTGACGAATTCTTGACCCAATTCGTCATAGGGTAGGGACTGGAATCTCTGGGCTATGTGGTTCGTCGCGCTGTTCCACGCGGCTGTCCACACTTCGTAGGACCATCCTCCGTCGCCCTCGAAAGCGCGGGGCCCAATAAAATCCTGGAAGCTTTGCCACATCGGTGTCTCCACGGAGATCGGCCTTGAGACGCTTATTGATTTGGTGGAGAACTTCGGCCTTCTTTTTTTTCTTCCACTCAGCAATTTCTTGTTTAGCAAGTTCATATTGGAGGATTTTTTTACTTTGGGGGTCTGCGCGGAATACTGCCGCTTGATAGGCGGTGTACAGGTGGTTGTAGGCAATGTTGTGCTCTGCCCAAATCGCTTTCCAGTTCTGCAACGACTCAATAGCCGAAACAGCTTCAAGCAAAATGTTCTGCAGGTCGCCCTTGCGTTGAAGATTGGCGAAGTGCTTTAGACGAAGCGTGACGTCGGGTCTCATAAGCTTTCAGCGATCTCGTCTTCCAACAAAAGGATCTCCGACTCGTTCAGAGCACGGAGGATGTCGATGCGGCCCTTGCCTGACTTTGACTTCTTGGAAGTTGCGTCAAGGTAGACAGCTTTAATCTCAATTTGAGATGGCAACCCGTCTTCCGCGGGCAGCACCTCAAAATCGATATCGATGGATAACTGGACTGTGGTCGGGAACATCGCTCTCCTTTCTTTCAGGTTCTTGGGCCTCGGCCCGTGCTTCTTGAATGATGCGGTCAAACTCTGCGTCGATATATTCGTGCAAGATCTTGCCCATGGCAAGTTCACGGAATTCAGCGATTTCTTTGAGCTTGACGTACTGCTCTAGCCTAATCATCACCGACATCCAGGGCTTGTCCCTGGCCGATGGTGGCACTGCCGTAGTGTTTCGTCGTATGACCAATGTGATCTCCTTTCTCTGATGTGCGAACTGTATCGTATTTCTACAGGTAGTGCAAGCACCCTATGTTTTTAGGCAAAAAAAAGCCAGGCCGCGTTAGCGTAACCTGGCAAAACTGGGTTCAGGCACGTAGCAACCCAGCGAGGAGTCCGAGAATTATACCGCTTGTCCCCAGGAAGGTCCAATTTCCACATCTGCCCTGGACGGTACTTCCAGCTTGACGGCCTGGGCCATGATCCGTGCGGCTTCTTCCGCTTGAGATTTGTCTTTAACGCTGATCGCGACCTCGTCGTGGACTTGTAGGAGAACCCTGAAACCGGCCTTATGCAGTGCAACCATGGCGGCTTTGGTCTGGTCAGCGGCAGAGCCTTGGATGAGGCGGTTCAGACCTTTGTAGGTGCCGGCACGCTTGATCCGTTGGCCGTACTCAATGATCGCCTGCTCACGCGGCAGGGCTTTGTTAACGCCCCACTCACTGGGTTCCCAGAGTGGAAAGCGGCACTTGCGACCGAGGAGCGTGCGGATCGAGCCGGAGGACGCTGGGTGCTCAATGCGCTTCATGACTGCGTTGACGGTGCCCTTGAGAAACGGAACATTTTGATGGAAGTTATCAATAAGTTCCGACGCTTCCGTAATCGGCAGGTCTAGCTGGACTGCGAGCTTGTTCTTGCCCATGCCGTACATTAGGCCCAGGCCGATTGTCTTAGCGGACTTACGGTCGATCTTTGCCATGTCCGCGACCATCTGGTGGAAGTCGGTGTTGGGATTCTGGCGATAGGCGTTGGCCATGGTCTCTGCTCCAGGCAGCTCTAGGAGCGTTGCGTAGTGGACCAAGAGCCGTGGTTCTTGAGACGAGAAGTCATTTGCTGCCCACAGCTCGCCTTCTTCTGGCAGGAAGAGGCTGCGCACCATCGGGCCAATGATCTCGTGGCGGGCGGGCACCTGCTGCAGGTTGGGGGAAGCCATGGATAGGCGGCCGGTGACGGTGCCACCATCGTCTGAGCGCATCTGGTTGACGTGCGGATGGATGCGTCCTGTCTTGGCGGAGAACTCAAGGTAGGGGCGCAGGAACGTGCCGTGCGTCTTGTTCGTTTCTCGCGCTTCCACAATCATTTTTGCAATTGGATGAGGGCAGCTGTCCAAAAAACCTTTTGTAAAACTAGGTGCCCCGTTCTCTGTCTTGCCGTATGGAACGCCTAACTTGTCAAAGGCAACAGCAATGCTCTGCGCGGCCCAGATGTCGATAGATGCTCCTGAGAGCCGCTTAAGCTCCTTAATTAGCTCTTGCTCGCGCTTGATCAACTGATCGATCAGCTGTTCCGCTTTAGCCCTGTCAAAGCGGATGCCCTTATGGGTCATATCCAGCAGAACGGGGAAGACGTCTGTCTCCACGTTGAAGATCGACTCTACTTCATCTTTTTTAAGCAAAGGCTTGAAGCATTGCCAGAGCTTAAGTGTTAGCGCAGCGTCTTGCTCTGCATACTCCCCGACATACATCGCAGGCAGCTTCCAGAGTTCCTTCTTGGGATGCACGCCAAAATCGCCCGCGGCTTGTTTGAGGTTGGCCTCTGACTTGGCTTCTTGTAGGTAATCAAAGCCCAGGGCGTTGAGCGAGAAGGAGAAGCGGTTCTCGTCTAGCAGCGGTGCGGCGAGCATTGTGTCTAGGATTCGGCCGTTGACCTCGAACCCTGATGCACGTAGCCAGCCTAAGTCATAGGCGGCGTTGTGCATGATCTTGTCTGCGTCAGTCTTTAAGACTCCGCGAATCCAATTATCAACAATTCGACGGTCCAGATTCCCGCCACCAGCGTGAGCAATCGGAAAATATCCGGACCAACCATCCACAGCAACAGCATACCCAACAATATACCCATCATTTCGGGGCCACCCAGGTCCAAATGATTCAAGATTAGGGTCGCATGTCTCCAAGTCGATGGCAATCTCTTTAGCCGTCGACAAGTTTGGAAACGACTGCGGCGGAACCCACTCGGTGAGGGCCGGGAACATGGAGATAGTTCTCACAGATGAAAGCCTTTCTGCTGATTCTTCGGTAACACAATGTGCAACTCTTGCTTGGCTCTCGTTATACCGACATACAGCAATCGGTTGATGTCATCCGAGTTACGTTCGTACTCTTTCGCAAAACGGGTAGATAGATCGGACAACAACAAGACCTTATCTGCCTCTCCACCCTTTGCTCCGTGGATCGTGGACAGTTTGATTGGAATCTTGCCGGTGATCTTCATGCCGCGGCGCAACACGGCAATGATGTAGTCACGCCTTTCTTCGCCGATCTTGGTCAGAGCCTTGTGCCAGATGTCATCGGTAAGAAGACCGTGATTTTCTACAAGCGTAGCCATGGTGTAGAGCTGCTCTTCTGAAGCCCCCTTGAGGCCCTTAAATCCATGCTTCACGAAGCTTGAGTCAAGGTACTTATAGACTGCTTTAACGGTAGGGAATGGGATTGCATTGCCCCTGCGCAAGGATTCCCATCCGGTGACTGCGGAGAGAATGGATTCGGAGATGCTCCGTTGTCCATGGCGCTCGAACAGTAACCCTTGGCTCTTGATCCATGAGTGCATGTCCGTTAGCAGATAGTTTGTGGCGGCCAGGATGAGCCAGTCGCCAGCTGTGATGTCTACGTGGGTGAAATCGTTGTAGTACTGGACCGATCCCTCTTCTTGGCGTGGGTTCCAAGTTTTGGGCTGCCGCTCGCGAATGCGATTGACGACAGTATTGGCCAGTGCATGCACTTTTGCAGGCACCCGATAAGACTGTTCGAGGATGGTGATTTTGCCGGTCAAGTTAAGAAAGCTTTTGACATCGGCACCCGCCCAGGTGTACACCGCCTGATCATCATCCCCGGCTAAAAAAACTCGGTCAGACCGATCTGCGAGCGCCATGACCACGGCCCATTGCAAACGGGATAGGTCTTGCGCCTCATCAATGATCAGCACCTCCAGCCGCGGCAAGAGGTCAACCGACTCTACAACCCGCTCCAACAGATCGGTGAAGTCCATCAGATCGTGCGAGTCTTTGTAGTGCCTGTAGGCACGTTCGACGTACTCGAAGTGAAACCACTCGATCTGCATGGCACTCTGGTTGTAGTGCGTGCGCAAATCAAGGCCCTTGATCCGTGCAATGTTGATCTCGTTCAGGATGGGGTTATCCACCTTGACCATGAAATCTTCTTCGCCATTGTCAATACCGATCTCGATTCCCGCTTCAAGGGCAAAGGACTTGTAGTCCATAGGAGACATCATGTCTTGCGAGCGCACGCCTAAGCAGCGGTAGGCAAGGCTGTGTAGCGTCCTAAACCACGGGAAATCTGTATCTCGATTGAGATCTGGGAACTTAATGATTGCTCGGTCGCGGGCTTCCGTTGCAGCCTTTTTGGTAAAGCTGAAATAGCCTATTTGTTGGGGCGACACTCCGTTGGCAAGCTCAAGGTCGACGATGTCCAGTAGGAACGTCGTCTTGCCAGAGCCTGGGGGGCCGAAGATTTTCTCAATTTTCATCAAGAAGCTCTTCAGGTACAGGCCAGAGGACGATGGGCGTGGAATCGCCCATGTATGCGCACAAGATGTTGAACTCCATGTACTCCATAGCACCCTCGCGATCCATTCCGTTCTCTTCCATCTTGTCTAGCATCTTCTCGCCGTCGTAGATCAAGCGATCAACGAGCATGTTTCCGTGCCACGTTTGGCCTATTCCGATCACGCAATCGTCGTAGTCATCGATCTTCAGAAGTTCAGGTTCATCTCTCAAAATGGGCTCCGTTTTTTCTGTTCCGGGGTTTCAAAAGGTGCAGACTGCTTCACAAAGCCGGGTAGTTTCCAGCACCGTGTCGCGCGGTTCTTGAGAAATAGACTGATAGGTTCGCCTCCTAAGTCACGTAGACGTTGCGCCATCTTGGGCGCAGTCATGCCTTGAAAGTTATTGCGTTTAAGGTGCGCCTCTAAATCCTTCATTCGGAAGTAGATCCGCGCTTCTTCCTCATCCGTCCAGGGGCGTCCGAGTAGGATCTCGTCGCGGTCCATTGCCTGCTGTAGATGGGTACAGAACTCCTCCAACAAGTCCATGAACCTGCCGGTAATGCTCGTGTCCTCGGATGCTTCTGTAATTTGCTCGGTTTCCACCATCTCTTTCAGAAGCGAATTTAGGAGTTGTTCCCAATCCTGTTTGCGCAACGTCGGGGGCAGGACGTTGATCTTGTCCACACACGCTTTCTGGAACAGGGACTGGTTGTACAGGTGATCGGTATCGATCTCAATCCGTTTGCCATTGATGTCCAGAAACCATAGCGGTGGCTCCGAGTTGTACTTAGAGAGTGAGGACAACTGCGGGCTATCAGGTCCGTGGGCCCCGATCCCATACTTTCTGGTCCTGCACAGTCCTGAGTTGCAGAAACTATTGAGCGGTTGATCTTTGCACTTGTAGTGGTAATCCTTTTTGTTCAGTTGCTTTACGATTATCTGCACTTCATTGTTTGGGAGCGGAGGCGCAACATATTTGAAGTTGTGCTCAACGAGCGCGTTGTCCCAACTGGTCGGGTGTAGCTGTTTAAGATAGATGCCAATGTTAAACAGCGTGTTGTTTCGACCACCCTCGGGGACGCCTTGAGAGCAAAGAGCCTGGAGGCACGGTGGGCCATCCTTGATAGGCGCATCCGGTGCTTTCGGAGCCTCGGGGAACGTAAGCTCTGATTGGACGTTTGCGTCGTAAAGCGCGTAGAACTCGTCCATCGTAGCGGCACTGCCATCCTCTCGGATGGCGTAACGCATCGTTTGATCCCCGCCAAAATAAGGCAGGTTTAGGAAGTTGCCGGTGTCACCGCGGTCGACCAGGATCTCCGATTGCTTAGGGAAGATCTCCCGGCCAGCTTCTCCCAAGAGTGCCGCGGCACCCTTGAGATAGCGTTGCATGTCTGCTGCCGGAATAGGGTCCTTCACAAACAAGAACACGTGTGCCCCACCTGATTTGCTGCGGCACACCACCATTGGCAGGTCAAGGGACTTTACCTTTTTAACAAGGCCTGCATGGTCCAGAGGGTACTGGTCAATGTCAATACATCCCCAGATGCACGAGTTGTCTGCCCTGATTGGGATGATCCCAAGGGAGGGTTCGACTCCTTCGAGGTGTTTGACCCAGAGGTCGTCGGTTGGGGGTTTTCTGATGACAACAGCCTTACCAGCTTGTTTGCCTGTGTCTTTTGATCCATGGATTTGATAGGTTCCGTAAGCAATGTCCAAGCCGGTAAAGATCGACTTGAATCGAGTGATGTCCGTCATTCTGGCTTTCTCGGGCAAGAGGGGCGACCCCCTGTCAAGCGTTGCTTTACAGTTGGTCGCCCCAAGCGATTAAAACGGCACTTCTGTGTCGTCAAAAGGCGTCGAAGCACGAGGATTGTGGCCCTCTTCCTCATGCTTGATTTTGACGTCGCCTGCGCTGATGGTCTGAGCAAAAGCCTTGGCGGCTGCGTAAACCTCTGCGTTCTCAACGTCGCCAACACGGGCAACTTCCCAACCAAACCACTTCCCTTTGTCGTTCGATTCCGGGACCGTGGTCAGACGGTACACCTGGCTGTAAATAGCAGGACGGAACATGCGGCCATTTGCGCCCACCTTCTGAACAGCCTGCATCATGCTGTTCCATTTGCGCGACTTCTTAAGCTGCGTCGACTTCATCACGATCAACGCAGGGGCAGGCACCCCAGCTTGGTCCAACACCATAACATAGTAGTTAGCGGTGTTTTCGATGTAGTTTCCGCTATCGAGATAGTCCCGATTGTCCCCCGGCTCACGGTGTGTGCGAGACAAGATATCGCTCGTTGCCGGGTAGATATTGACCGGGGCACCAGTGCCCTGACCGCGTGGTGCCCATTCCACATACTGACGCACATAAACGCAGGGAATGACAGAAACCCCTACTTTGCCGTCATACAACTGTCCCGTGACAGAGTTGTACAACATGCCTGGACGGGCGTTCTCCAGATCCGCAACCTCTGGGGAGGTTGTGGTCAGAAGGCGCAGAAACGGGAGCGCAAAGTCGTCCCGATTCATCCCGTCAAACCCGTTCTGGGCATCCTCCTCGAACATGGAGGTGAGTGCGAGTGCGGTACTCTCGCTCTTGACAACCGCTAATTCGGCTTTAGCCATGGTCCGTGGTCCTTGAGTATTAAGACTTGATAACAGCGCGTTGGCCAATGAAGGCCCCAAACAAAACGGATGGGAACTCGCCACCTTTCTCCACCCGCTCTCTCACCCATGCCTTCAGCGTCATAGGTTCAACTTTCTCGGACTGTTCCGCAACATAGCCGCGGTCACCAAGCATTTCCAACAAACGATTGCAGTGATCGTCTTCACCGCGTCCAAAACGAACGGACACATTGTTCTTAATCAGGTCGCCAAACCCGTTATCACGTAACCAAGCAAAGGCTTCTGCCCGCTTTTCTTCCGTGATTGACGCGCTGTAGAACGGCTTGATCTCGATGGAAGATCCGTCCGCCATCTTGAACGACTTCATCCCCAGCTCGGCCATAGCCTGCGGAAGGACTTCGTCGGTCAGCTTGCGGTACTGCTCTTTGCGCTCCTTCAGAACCTTCTCAAGTTCTTCAATATCCTTCTCATGCAGCTTGGTTAGCTGCGCAAGCTTAGATATCTCAGAGATATCTTGGTTCTCAAGACTCAGGGCATCTGCGTCCTGCTCAAATAAAGTCGTGAGACTCATCTAACTCTCCTTTCTTAAACAAATCCACCTCGACAGGGATGTAGCGGCGTTCCCGCTTGTCCCATTTGAGGCACTTAAAACGCCCGTTGTTGCGGGCGGCCGCAATTGCGCAGGTGATGCCTATTGCACTGGGGTCACCAATGAGCAACAGCCAATCATCGTCGCAAAACTTCTCCAGCTTGCGCTGAATTCTTCTGATCGTAGGGACTGTTGAGAAGGCGATCTGCGCGTTGGGCGGCAGAATGACCTCAATCGTCCCAAAGTCCTGAGCACTTGCAATATTGTGTTGCAGAGTCTCTTGGATTACAAACACCTTAGCCACAAAATTCTCCTTTCTTGACTGGAGGAGCCACTGTACACTAGCAGTTCTTGGGGCGCAAGTCCTCTCCACCAGAAAGGCAGAAATGACCGACTTTTTGACGACCTACCCATACCGTAACAAGCCCTTCCTGCATCAACAGGCGTACCTTCAGAAGTTCTGGGAACGCTCTGTCTGCGCCCTCTTCGCGGACATGGGTACGGGCAAAAGTTACATGTTAATCAACAACTTCGCCATGCTTTACGACAAGGGCAAGGTGAACGCTGTTCTGATTGTGGCACCGAAGGGCGTATACCGAAATTGGTATAACTCCGAGATCCCCAAACACGTACCCGAACACACCCAATACCGCATGGCGCTGTGGTCACCGTCACCCCGAAAGGCCGAAAAAGAGGCCCTGGACAAGCTCTTCGAGGTGACGGAAGACCTCAAAATTCTGGTCATGAACATCGAGGCGTTTTCCACGGAAAAGGGCACGAAGTTCGCCAGCCGCTTCGTCACGTACCACGATACGATGATGATCATCGACGAAAGCACAACCATCAAGACCCACAATTCGGCCAGGAGCAAGAACACTGAGAAAGTTGGTCGGACCGCCCGGTATAAACGGATAGCGACCGGCTCCCCGGTAACCAAGAGCCCTTTGGATCTGTACTCCCAGTGCCTGTTTCTAAGCCCTGACTGCCTAGACGCTTCGAGCTTTTACACGTTTCAGGCGCGGTACGCGGTCCTTGTTGAAAGGAACGTGGGGGCACATAGCTTCAAGCAGATTGTGGGCTATCGGAAGCTTGATGAACTGAAGGAAAAGTTGGATCGATTCAGCTTTCGGGTGACCAAGGACGAGTGCTTGGACTTGCCTGTAAAACTGTACGTTCGCCGCGAGGTCGAGCTTACGAAAGAGCAGGAAAAGGCCTATATGGAGATGAAGCTCATGGCCATGGCGGAGTTTGACCGCGGCCTGATGACCACGGTTAACGCGCTAACTCAGTTGATGCGGATGCACCAGATTGTCTGCGGTCACATCAAGCTTGATACGGGCGAGACTCTGGAATTGCCGAACAAGCGGTTGGATGAGCTGATGCAGGTGGTGTCTGAGTGCGACGGCAAGATGATCATTTGGGCCAATTACCGGCATGACATCCTTGCTATCAAAAATGCCCTGCAGTCCGAGTATGGGATGAACACTGTGGCGGCTTATTTTGGCGACACAGATAGCGACGAAAGACAGCAGATTGTCAGCCGTTTCCAAGACCCTGACGACACCTTACGCTTCTTTGTCGGAAACCCGAAGACGGGGGGCTACGGTTTGACTCTTACGGCAGCCAACGTAATGGTGTATTACAGCAACTCGTTTGACCTGGAGGTCCGGTTGCAATCAGAAGATCGGGCTCACCGGATTGGACAGACCAAGAACGTGACCTACGTCGACCTGATCTCGCCAGGGACCGTTGACGAAAAGATCGTCAAGGCCTTGCGAGACAAGATCAATATTTCTACTCAGGTGCTTGGGGAGGACATTAAGCAGTGGCTCATTTGATGAGCTACTTATATCCCCCCACCGCTGGCTCTCACCATCTCCGCCGGGATGTGCTGTCCCGCATATTGCCCGCTGTTTATCATGGCCATGGCTTGGGATTGAGACATGGGAGGACCATTACCCGGACCGGCATAAGTAGGGGACCCCATCATTTGTGCTAATTGTCCAATATTCCCATAGCTTTGTTTTGTGGGAGAAACCAGCGCGTCAAGTGAGGCCGGCTGAAGCCCCGCCTCCTGAAGATTTCGCATCCACTGCTCTTGCGTTACCCGCGGCCCGTTAGGGTTAATTCCAACACCAAGTTCGGCAGTCATTAGGTCATATGGTGTGAAAGAGGGCGGAGGCCCTGCGTACTGCGAGGGTAGGGGCCCCCCGTACTGCGGTTGTTGCTGCGGTACTGAGCCAGTGTCTCCCATCTGTAGCTGTTTAACCCTCTCAGACAGCATTTGCATCTGTTGCTGGTTCATCTGGGGCGCAGAACCTGTGCCTGCGTCGTACTGCGGCTGCTGGTATCGGCCGTATTGCGGTTGTTGCTGCGGCACTCGACCAGTCAGCATGTCTCGTATACGCTGTTGCTCAGGCGTACTTTGCACGGGCAAAGGCGTTTGGTAGCCATATGGCTGCTGCTGTTGAAACTGAGGGTTTTGATAAGGGTTGAACTGCTGTTGTTGGAACGGGTTACCGTATTGCTGCTGCTGTTGGTACGGGTTGAACTGCTGCTGTTGATACGGATTACCGTACTGTTGCTGCTGTTGGTACGGGTTGTACTGTTGCTGCTGTTGGTACGGGTTGTACTGTTGCTGCTGTTGGTACGGGTTGTACTGTTGCTGTTGATACGGATTACCGTACTGTTGCTGCTGCGGAGGTTGGTATTGACCGTACTGTTGCTGCTGCGGAGGTTGGTATTGACCGTACTGTTGCTGCTGCGGAGGTTGGTATTGACCGTACTGTTGCTGCGATTGATACGGGTTGTATTGCTGCTGCGGAGGTTGGTATTGACCGTACCCTTGCGACTGCTGATTGAACTGCGGGTTTTGATAAGGGTTAGACGACTGCTGCCCTTGCTGCCCCTGTTGATACGGGTTGTACGTAGACTGACCTCTTTGGTAAGCACCAAATTGTTTACCCGATCCGCCACCGCTATTAGGTGAAAACATTGCCATGATTAATTCCTAAATTAGCCCGGTTGGGGCTGTTGTTGCCGGGCTGCCAGCATTGGGCTGATTGAATCGAACGGGAAGAGCGACTGGAAGTTTACCCCGCTCTGTGGGCCAGGCGAAGGACCTCCCGGTTTGGGAGGACCCCCTGGTCCTTGAGGCTTGGGCCCAATACCTGGAACCCCGATTGTCGGCGGAGCAGGAGGCAAAGCACGCAGCATTTGACTCGCACCAGGGGCCGTGGGCCGTGGTTCTTGCGGCTCTTTCTCATCAAAGGTCGCGTAATTCAAGCCAGCTGCGGCCAGGTACGAGTGCAGGCTTCGAGCCATGCGGAACCGCTCGACCTGGGTCTTTGGTTGTGCAAGCAACCTCGCCATGAGCTCTGGGTCTTGCGTAGCGTCCTGGATGATCTGCTTGACAAAGACCTTGGGCATTTTCTGCACCATGTCGCGCAAGTACTTTGAACCCGCGGAAGCGGCAACCATGGAAGCTCCGCCACCCCCGCCAGGCGTCATTTGTTGAATGCCTCGGCCTAGGCCAGAACCCATGATCCGTAGCCCAAGCGTCACGGCCATGTCCTGCAGGTTCTCTCCCTCATCCGCAAGCATTTGCTTACTGCCCATCGACTTCTCGATGCGCTGCATTGGGTAGATCAGACGCTTGAAGTTGTTACCTTCTTGCGCGGTCATCAGGCCCTGAGTGCGCATGATGTTGACTAGAGACGGGCCGTTAGGCGTGATCTCGTCGAACATGATGTTGTAGAACTTGGTTGGGCTGAAATTATCCACGCCCCCAGCTTTCTCAAAAGCGTAGTCGTAAAGCGTGGATTTCAAGCCTTTTACCGCTTCTGGTCCAGACTTCTGAGCCAATTTGGCCATGTTCTGAACGCCCTTAATCGGCGCTTTGCTGGCAATGACGTCAGCCAAGGCACGAACAGGGTTTCCTTCGTACTTCAGCACCTGCGCCCATGCGGACTGAGAAGCAGCTTCCTGCAGAAGTTTACTGTTTTGACTTGTTACTGCGCGAAATGCGTTTTCCGCAGTAACTGCATTGGTCAGATCAGCCGTTACCCCAAGCTTGTCAAGAATTGCTTTATTGCTCAACACAAACTTGTTGAGCTTCTCGACGTTTAAACGACCAGTTGTCTGGTCAATAGAGTCTGCCGCAGCCAGTCGCATAACTCGCGTCAAAGCATCTGTAATTCCACCAGGGCGACCTTTGTTCTGCTCGTAGAACGGCTGGAGCTGCTGCGCCTGTGGGCTGTCGCGGCCAAATCGCTGAACGACATCGTCATAGGTCGTTTTCAGGAGCTTGGATGCGTCCATTAGCTCTTCCATGCGAAGAGCCGTGACGTCAGAGTTGGACCCAAACGCACGAGCAACCAGAAGTTCAGGCGGAAGCTTTTCTGCACCCGTTTTGGTTACTGCTCCTGGGGCCGTTTTGGTTGCCTGAGCGGCAAAAGTGCGCGTGAAAACGTCGTTCAAAGAACGAGAGAATTGCCGCGCTGCATTAAAAGCGTCTACTGCTTCTGGCCTTGCTGCTTGTTGAGTAGCACCGGCAAGATCATCAAGTAAAGATTCTGCTAATTCTCCATAAATACGAGCGCCATTGACATCGCCTTTACCGGACATTTCTCGGGCAATTCGCAGCATACTACTGCGCATGTCGATTAAATCGTAAGCATCAATCTTTTCAGCATCAAAACCCTGACCTGGGCCAGGAACTCCGGCCTCCATTTTTCCAAGTCGTTTATTGTTTTTGTAGATATTTACTGTTGCATCTTCCGCTCCAATCCTTTGCATCAGCTTTTGAAGACTAGATGGAACAATCTCGTTCAAAAGCTCTGGCGTGGTAGTAGATACCAAGTCAAGATAGTTATGAAGCGTTTTGTTAGGTCTTATCTGAGGGACCCCAGGGGAATACTGTGGACCCATTTCAGAAAGAATTCTGTCCCTGTATTTTGGGTCTATTCCAAGAACAGTTTTTCCAGTTGTGGGGTCTTTAACCTTGATAAAATCAGAGTCTGGGATTAATACCGAATATTCACGAACGCCTATACGCGGATTGGCGGGGTATCTTGCTGTTTGGTGCTCCCAAAAAAGTCGGCCATCGGATCGCGGATTTTTAACAAATTCTGACTGCAAGAATTGAAAGGGTTTAGCGGCTTCCGGCTCTGCGCCCATAGCCATTCTTTTAATTGCGTCGGTCCAAAGCAACGATTCGTATTCACGAGAATCACGCAACGCGCCTTCGGTGTTGTCTTTGACAATCTGGCCAATTGCTTGACGTGCTGCTGGGGTGTCTTGAGTAATGTTCTTGATCCGTGTAGCAGAAGCCAAGTCTGCTGCAGTAAGCCGAC